CTGCGGGACTAGGATTCGAACCTAGACAAACAGATCCAAAGTCTGTCGTGCTGCCATTACACAATCCCGCACTATGCCTGTGTTTCGTCCCATCTAATTATCATTGCTGCGTATCGTAGTCCTTCTACGAACCATCTAATTCTTTCTATTTCTTGGTCTGTTTCCTGCGGTACATGAAAGTATATCGCCTCCTCTATCTGAGAGGCAAATATTTCTCTCCAATGTTTTTGGCACTGATCGTCGGAGTGAACCTCCATTATTGCCGCTTGACTACTTCAGCGATTGTCCATCCAATCGCAAAGCCGATTGCTAAGCACACAACTGCATATTTAGCCATACTCTATCCTTCTAAGTCTGACCCATGTGCTGACGGGTAACTACACCATCCTAAGGTTTTCTGCACGGCTGACGTACTGAAAGGGAGATGCCAGCACATGGGGGTCTATAGGTATTTCTGTAGAGAGAAGGGACTAGATTCCCACAGTTTATTAGTATTCTTGACTCTATTAACGATTGCTCTAGACCAAGAAAATCCTGCGTCACCGCCCCAGGCTTCCCACATGATCTTGCCATTTGATGGGTATCCTGGCTCGCCAGGGCTAAATCCCTTTCCCTTCTTATCTACCTCGTGTCTAGAGAAATAAGAATACATTCTCTTAACTGTTTCAAGGGATAGGGGTTCTTTATTAGCGAGTTGGCGTGCTCTAGTCCAGCCTACTGGAGTACCTGCTCCCGTGGCCTTGCCTTCCTCTTTCCACTTAATAGCGCGGCGACCTGCCGCTGCCATTGCATCTGTGGGTGTATATGTCTCTGCCATGAGACTATTGTACCACTTTTGAGCAATAGTCGTACATCACAATTCCTGCTGCCGTTCCCACATTTAGAGATCTAACAGATCCATATTGCTTGATATATACAATATCATCAGCAAGGTTTAGTACTTCATCCGAGAGGCCGCGCCCCTCTTCACCAAAAACCATAACAGACTTAGGAGACCAAGAATATTCATTGATTACCTTTGCATCTCCCACATTATCAATGGCAACGATACGATAACCATCGTTCCGATACTGATGCAGAACGTCCATAATGGAGTCGGCATACCCCACATGCTCGTAGTGATTCGTTCCCACAGCCCCACGTTTGTCCCATCTTTTGATTCCACAGCGGATCACCTTTCTTCCAAGAAATGCATTGCAGTTTCTTACGACATTTGAGAAGTTAAAATCTCCATTTATTCTTTCTACCACAACAATAAAGTCATTACGCTTTGAGTCTAGGTCGGCACGGATTGCATCGTCCTGCCAATACTTATAGAAGTCTATAATATTTCTAGTATCGATCACGCTTGTCATCTATGCTACCCCTACTATAAATCAAATACATCATGGACTTTTCTTCATCTGTTAGTTCATCTGAACTATACCATGCGTCAGACTTTTCAGTCAAGTAAACGAACGGCTCGCCATTTTGATTCATTCTAATTTCTATAAAATTCTTGAACCATAATGAATTAATGAGATCAGATTCTGTTTTTTTAATTTCCTTGAGGAGTTCTTTTTGTTCTGCATAGAATCTTTCACTAAATTTATAAATTGGCTCGCCAAGTATGTTTGTTCCAACCTCAATCACATAGCCTTCTTTAATAAGCCAGTCAACAATATCGTCTTCGAACTCCATCAGGCCCTCCTTCTTGCGAACCCCAATATGCAAGCGTAGCAGTGATATATTCTATGATCGCACTCATTTGTTTTTCTTTTTGCCCAGCCAGGAAAAGATGGTGGCCGTGGTTCGGAATGACAGAGATTGCATCTTTCACCAGGCAGCAAAATTCTTCCAGACATACAAAGATTACATACTTTTGGGCGGTTCTGCTTTTTCACTCTTTTCTGATAATTTTTAGATCCCTTAGGCAAAGGCTCTGGGACTGTGCCATCTGGAAGCGGAACTCTATCTCCCTTCCATAGATTACATTGTTTATGGGCAAGCCTAAGATTAGAAATATTCCAGGTTCCGCCCTTAGACAGAGGCATCCAGTGATCTAGTGTTCTTTTTTCTTTCTTTCCGAATGGCTCCTTGCAGATAAAACACATGTCACCATCTCTGGCTATTAGTAAATCTATTGCTTCCTGCTTACCCTGCCATGTGATTTCAATCATTACACCAATCCTATATGCCAGTCGCTATTCGGATCATTCATTGGAGGAATCTTGATGACATTATTGGGATTAGCGGCATTTGCTGCTGCCAATCTTTTGTCTCGTATCATTTGCTTGTACGTGTGAACTTCGATTTCAACATCTTCAACTTCTTTTTTAGTTCCAATGATAGAATTATACACAGCGCCACATACCGCATCTGATAAGTCCTTTGATCCCTTCCTTGGATGATCAACTTTATCACGAATAATTCTGAGTTGCAACAATTCATCGACTAGTAGTGGTATTTTAGGAGCAACTATTCTTTCTTCTCCCACCAACATGGCCATATCATCATAATGTTTTTTGGCCACTGAAAGTGTTTCTGTTTGAATACCGATCATTCTCAATTCTGATTGGATATCATGTGATTGCCAGCGGTCGAATGTTACCTTCCGAATATTGAAGCCTCGTGATCTAAGATCGATAATGAATTGCTTAACCTCAGAAAAATCTACAGACTTGTCTGCTGTGGGCGTCCACCATCTAACACAATCAACTATAACTATGGGGCTGACTACGTTGTGATCTAGGAATGATTTGATATGTACCCATCTATCGACATGAGACATGGCTACTGCACAATGGTCATGCTTTTGTGCTAAGTCAACATGGACGAAGTATTCTTTCCCCTCTTGCGGAATAAAAAAATCATAAAACCGCCCGAACTCATCGACACCGTTGTATGGTTGATTAAAGCAAGTTTCAATCTTATCCCTAGATTTGAAAAACGCATCCACTGATTCTGGTGGCATACAGGCGAATCTTGATAGTGCATCCATTGGATTGGTAAAGAATGCACGTTTAAAATCTTCAATTGTTCTTGTTGGATTGACTTCCCATGTAGGTCTTTTTAAAGCGAAGACCCTTGGAAATCTATAAGCATTTATATGGTCTTCTTCCCAGTCAATGCTAAACATATTTTCTCGTATGTCGTCATCAAGTTCATCATCAATCTTGAATTCGTGCGATCTAACAATTACATCTTTATCTGCGATAACAGAGTCATATCTCTGCTGAATAAAGTCCCCCTTGAATCGTGGGAAGGAAAGTAGAATAACCTTGCCATAGTCTGGAAAGCGTGAGTCTACAGAGGCTCTATACATATCATAAATTGACTGTGCAGTCTTTCCTTGGTCATTACCGCTAGTAGATTCCATGCTGAATCCAGAGATCTCATCAAGGATGACGCAGATTACGTTGTACCCCTCCCAGGACTCTCTTTCGGAGTGGCCAGAGTGACAGGTAATGGACTTATCAAAAGACACCGCCTGCTGTGTGACTGTGTACTTCCCAACGAACCATGGAGACTCTTCGATACGCTTTCTAAATCCTTTGAAGAAAACATTCTTAGCCTGATCTGCGTTAATAGCAATATTGATAATATCAATGGCGTCGCCTGGTGGTTTACCATAATATTTTGCTGGATCTTTTAAGCAGAGCAGAAGATAAACCAAATACGCCACGGCGACAGTAGACATATAATCCTTGCCGCTTCCCTTACCTAGTTGCAGGATTACCTCATTACAAGTTTGTTTATACCGCTTGTTACCTTCTTCTTCTCCAAAAATTGTGATTAGAGTATCTTTCTTATAGATCTGTGTCATGGCCTTGATTGATTGGTATTGATATTCAGAGAGCGGCGGTAGCCTTAAATACTTTTCACTGGTAGCAAATTCTTCAATAGAGACTGGGATTTCATCGAATTCGTCTCCGTCCAGGGCCTGAAGAAAGTCGTCAAACATCAGTAGCCCTCTGCCTTGCCAGTGACCTGGCCAAGTCTTTCAGACACTTCTTTTCTGCAATGAGAGCAGTCAGAAATGACCTCTTTGAGTATTCCAACGAGTATCTCTTGCTTACGTTCTGTCTCAATGATCTGATCTGCTATTTCATTGTTCTCAATTAGACCAGCCTTTTGAAGCATATCAATTTGTTTCTGTTGAATATCTGCAATTAGTTTCAGCGCGGCTGTTTTGTTTGACAATGCCTGAGTTTGGTTTGCCTCCTCAACAACTTTCCACGCCTCTGCAATGAGCATAGAGTAGTGATTATCTGCACCAGCAAGCGCCTCCCTTGCACGATTTTGAATAAGTTTATCGCTGTGAACAACAGAGCGCCATTCATTCAGGTACTCCTGAACTTCAGTTCTCTTGAACCCAGTCTCTCTGGCTATTTGTGTGGGATTTGTATTGCCTTTGAGAAATACCTCAACGACCTTATTTATTCTTTCCCATCTATCTGCTAATTCTAGTTCAGACACTTACTCTCTTCTTTCTTCTCTTTCTAGGCTTTACCATACCTTTAAGTTCTTCAACATAAAAAGACCTGTAAATCCCAGTGTTGGTTTCCATGCAGTCTATCCAAGACACATTCTTTTCTGCATTATGAACAAGTTTGACAAACTTAAAGGTGCCCCTCCTGTTTTTAAATCTAACTACTGTGCCAGCAGAAATTTGATCATTGCCATGCTTCATTTCATAAAATACGGTTATACTTTGGTTATAGTGAAACGGCTGAGTAATTACCTTTGCCCTATTCTTCACATTCATTTTTCCACCTTAGTTAATTATATCACTAGACAGAATGTCCACCGTTTTTGGTGGGCGACCATACTAGTCCTGGTCGATCTATGTTTCTTATCAGAGAGTATCCACACTCATCACATCTAGCATTATCTCTTTCTAGCATCATCACAATTTTTTCTGTTGTTATATCGCAATTCATACAAGTATAAGTGTAGAGAGGCACTACTGGACTTCCTTCCCCATCGCTATCTTTAATAGCACTAGATAGCCCATAAGATCATCAATGTCGTTGTCGCCAAGGTACTCATGCCCGCGCACGAATCTGCTCAACTTATCGTCAATTCGAACCTTGAGTTGTTCAACATTATCAGACTTGGAAAAGATTCTTACTGGCTCTAGTGCAGAGTTGCCATATGCACGATTCTTCTTAATCAAAAGATCCGAGAGGGCATCACAGACCCTTCTAATGCTCTTTTCTACATCATTCTGAGGAATAATTGCCTCACTCCATGCTTCTGTCTTTCCAAATTCGTGTTTAGAGTTATATTGCATATATCTATACATCATGTCTTCATCTATTTCTTGCATTCCAACTCCTTTGATTCTTTATTAGTCCAAATTCTACCAGATACCTATATATAGTTTGATGACTAGTATTGCACTCTTGTGCTATTTCCTGTATCGTCTTTTTATCCACAACATATCTTTTAGTAAG